ATTCAAACACACGATGGTTTGTACGATGAGGCAAATAAGAAATATCTTATGACCTACCTCCCAGAACAAAAACCACGTACTTGTCTTCCATTTGTTCTTCACTTTGCTGATATGATGGCTGCTCGTATTGAGTTTGAACGTGAATGGTTTCCTAAACTAAACGGAGATGCTCCTGCTAAAAAGAACTTTAAAATAGAAACTAAAAGGCCTACTCCTGCAGCTGCAAAACAAAAGGCACTTAGTTCCGTTAGAAGTGAAGGTTTAAAAAATCTATTGGATAATCTATGATTTATATTATATCTATCTTATCCTTATCGGTCGTGGTCCTGGGATTCACGACCTTTAACCTTTTACGTAAGGTTGAACGATATGAGGATGAACTCAACAGAAGACAAGACGCTATTATCTCCTACCAGGAATATATCAATGGGTTAGGTAGTACAGTAGAATTCATGAATACACGAATTAAGGAAATTGATGCTAAAGGTACTTTTAGTAGCGATGATGAAGTAGGATTTTTCTTTGAGCGACTTAAAATGCTAAATGATATGCTAAGACCCTACAATGTTAAACTATGAGTGAAATAGTCCCAAAAAAGAAAAAAGGTGTACAATACTTTACTCAAGAGACAGAAGATGCTATTGTAAGGTATAATAAATCAACTGACCCTGTAGAAAGGGAAAAGATATACCACAGATATATTCATTATGCCTTCTTTAAGTTAACGGAAAATATTATCCATACCTTTAAATTCTACTATACTGAAGTAGAAAACATTGAGGACCTTCAACACGAGGTAATTACCTTCTTATTATCTAAGATGCATTTGTACGATCAAACTAAAGGATCTAAAGCATATTCTTACTTTGGTACAATCGTAAAACGATACTTAATTATATCAAATACACGAAATTATAAGCGTAGAATTGATAAAGCCCCAGTTGAAGGAGTAGAAGAGGACGAGCGCCATTCATACGTTATTGATGAAACTACAGCAAGCGATCCCCACCAAGATAAATTATCTATTTTTATAGACCTTTATACTGAATATTGTACTGAGAATATCTTTGAATTGTTTGCTAAAGATGAGGATGCTCAAATAGCAGACGCAATCCTTGAACTATTCCGTAAAAGAGAAGATATAGACATATTTAATAAGAAAGCTCTATACATTTATATCCGTGAACAGGTTGATGCTAAAACACCTAAAATCACCAAAATAGCAAATCAGCTATACGATATATTTAAACGCAACTATATCTATTATTTAGAGCACGGTTATGTAGATTTTAAATAACTTAGTATTTATAACTATGAGCCAGTTTGATAAAATAGTATTTGGTAAGAAAAAATTCTCAGATATTTTAGAAGAGATTTATACTAACCAACAGAAAAAAGATAAGCAGGTAACTACTCTTATCAATGAGCTTAAACCTATGATGGAAGATATAGGTGATGCTACTCTTATTGTTCCATTAATCAAAGAATATATGGAAATAGGGGTTAAAAACGATGACCTTTTAATTAAAATGGCTGCTCTAGCACAACGTGCTATGAACAGTGAAGGTGGAGAAAGCGCATTAGGCATCTCAGACGAGGAAAAACAACAACTACTTGACGAAATAAGCAAGTTTAAAGCTGAATAAGAATGGCTAAAACCAATAGATCAGGTGGTGTTTTAGGAGCTTTCCTTGATAAATCTAATTTTTCTACATCTTTCCCAGTCCAAAATGTTGGTAGAGTAGTTAGTATAGTATTAGATGAGACTCATCCCAGATTTAAAGAATTAGGTGAATGGAATGGTTTAGGCACTATAGAATATACTTTAGTAGATCAACCTATCCCATCAAGCCAAGTCTACCCTATAGCTAAACCCTATGATCCTTCTATAAGAAACTTTCCATTAATAAATGAGATAGTTTATATAGCCCAGTTGCCAGATACAGATATTGGAAGATTTACTTCTTCTAAAAGATCATATTATATGAGTGTAGTGGGTTTATGGAATCATCCTCACCATAATGCTTTCCCACAAAATTCTAATATACTACCTCCTTCACAACAAAAAGACTATGTTGAAACTGAAGCAGGTAGTGTGAGAAGAGTAACAGATCAATCCACTGAGATATTTTTAGGTAGAACGTTTGTTGAAAGAGGTAATATCCATCCTCTTTTACCATTTGAGGGAGATAGAATTTTAGAAGGTAGATGGGGTAACTCAATTCGTTTTGGATCTACTGTTACAGGTTCTATAAACACTTGGTCTTCAACAGGAACTAATGGTGACCCTATTACTATACTTAGAAATGGTCAAGGTAATCAAACAGATGAAGGATGGATTCCTACTATAGAAGATATTAATAATGATGATTCTTCTATTTATTTAACCTCTACCCAAAAAATCCCTCTTCAATCTAGAGCAGTTGAAATTAACCAATATTTTAGCTATCCAGATAGTAATAAACCTACAACCCCTAATGAATATGCTGGTAAGCAAGTTATTCTAAACTCAGGTAGATTAGTATTTAATACAACACAAGATCACTTACTTTTATCTTCTCAAAAATCTATAGGTTTTACTGCTGTTGAATCTATTAATTTTGATACAACTAATGATATAATTTTACAAGCTGGGGATGTTTATTTAGGGTCTAAAACTGCTACTGAGCAGATTTTATTAGGAAATACTACAGTTCAATTATTAAACACTTTAATTAGTGAGTTAGTTAAGTTAACTAATTCTTTATCTATTCAAGTAGGAGTCCCACCAGGTGCTCCTTTAGTACCTACTAATACAACTGCGGCTTTAACTAATACTACTTTACTTAATCTGCAGGCACAATTAAATACTTTATTATCTAACTCTGTAAGAACTGTATAATGGCTTTAGCTCCTAATAGTGCACTTTTATCTAATGGTGATTTTGTTTTTATTGAGACTTTAGGTCCCAAAATTAGAGCTGTTATTAAAAACCCTGCAGGGGAAGTACTTTACACTAGTGAATATAGTTTTTCTGTGTCAAAAGAATTCTTAGCTATAACAGCTGTTGCTGTATTTTATGGCAGTAATGTTACAATTATTGAAGATAACATTGATGCCCCAACTGAAGTCCTTCCTGAAGTTACAGTTACTCCACGACAAATAGAGCAAACTAGACAAGAAGAGACAGCTACTAGACAACAAGTTCAACAAACAGTTGAACTCCAACAAATCCCAGAATCCGTAATTGAAGATAGTACCCCAGAACAAGTTAAACCTAAAGGAAAAAACAAGTTAGGACAACGAATTTTAAATTTAGGTAGACAAGTAATTAAATTAGTTATAACTAAACTTCAATCTTTAGCTGAGGAGTTTCTTTTAAATCAATTTAATCAAGCTAGAGAAGAAGCTATTTCTCAGGGGGGTGAAGCTTTAAATCAAGTAAAAGAACAGTATTGCCCTACTCCTGATGCTCTAAATCAATTAATTGAAACTAGAAATAATATAGTAGATCAATTAAATGGTATAGGAAATAGATTAAATTTAGCTAATACAACTGTACAAAGTTTAACTAATGTAACTAATATAGCCCAAACAACTCTTGATATAGCTAGCCTAATTCAGTCGGGGTTAAATATAGCAATAGCTACGGGATTATTACCTGCCCCCGCTTTAGGCCCTAATGTAGCTAGTTATAATAGTATAGAAAAAACTATAGATCTTTTAAAACCTCAGGTTAGCAATACTAATAGTGCTTTATATGGAACCTCAGTTCCTTTAGGAATAGTTTCTTATACTGTTACTCAAGCTATTGATTTTTTATCTTTATTAGATGTTTTAATAAATTTTTGCTCAACAGAAACAGACCCTCCCTTAACACCTGTCTCAGATACTATACAACAAATTGCTATTAGACAAACCCAAGCTAATGTAGACTCAGGTAGTTATAATGGTTTTGTAATTAAAATAGAAGAAGTACCTTTTAATCCTACTGTTACTCGTAGAAAAGCAGTAGCATTTAATCAATCAGGAATTGCTCTATTAGAAACACCTTTATCATTTACTACTAATGATCAAACCCTAATTAATGAACTTAAGTTAATAATTGACAGAGACAATTTAAGAGCTTACTAAATTCAATATTTATAACAGATGAAACCAAGTGAATTAAAATCATTTATCAAAGAAGCAGTTAGAGAAGCTATCCAAGAGGAATTAAAAGATATCCTTTTGGAAGCAGTTCGTGCTCCTAAGACTCCAATAATGGGAACCCCTGTAGGTGGAGAAGGATATGGAGTAGCTAATACAGGCACCCCACTAGTAACCCAACCAAGTGCTACATCAGCAGCTGAAAAAAGAGCTATGATGGAAAGTATTATGGGTGATATGAGAAGAGGACAAGATAGCCTTTCATTCACCTCAACAGATGTCAGAGGGATGGGTGTAACTGCTAATACTTTACAAGTAGCCCCAGGTATGAGTACTACTGGTGAAGGTTCTAAATTACCAGATGGTAATGTAGGTCTAGATATGATTATGGGTCTAATGAAGGGAGGTAAATAATGGCATTCGGAGCACAAAAGATATTTCCAATTGATACCAAACCCGGAACGGCTGTTGGTGTTGCTATACCTTTTGATGCTCCCGGTGTTTTTTATTCTACCTATACTACAAAAGACGCTGTTAGAAATAACTTACTTAACTTTTTTCTAACTAACCCACCAGAAAGATATCTTAATCCTACATTTGGTTCAGGTTTAAGAGCTTTTATTTTTGAACAAATTACTACTGGGAATTTAGATGGTCTTAAAGAAAACATTCAATCACAACTAACTCGTTTTTTCCCTAATGTTAGAGTAGGCAGTTTAGACATATTTCAAGACCCAGACTTTAATACTATAACCGTATCTTTAACTTATAATGTTATAGATACTACTATATCAGACGAAATTCAAATAGCATTCAACTAATGGCTGTAAGACGTAACATACAATATATAAATAAGGATTTTACTGAGTTAAGAGCGAGTTTAGTTAATTACGCTCGTACTTATTTTCCTACAACCTATAATGATTTTAGCCCAGCATCACCAGGTATGATGTTTATGGAAATGGCAGCTTATGTGGGTGATATTATGTCTTTTTACTTAGATAATCAAATCCAAGAGACATACTTACAATATGCTCGCCAAACTAATAATTTATATGAGCTAGCTTATATGTTTGGTTATAAACCAAATGTAACTCAGGTTGCTACTGTAGATTTAAGTTTTTACCAACAAGTACCAGCTATATCTTCAGGAGGATCTTATGTACCTGATTATAGTTATGCTTTGTTTATCCCGGCTAACACAACTGTATCTTCCACAGATCCTAGTAATACAACATTTATTATAGAAGATCCAGTAGATTTTAGTGTTTCTTCTTCTGGGGATCCTACAGAAGTTACTGTGTACCAGGTTTCAAGTGGTGGGGCAGTAGTAGATTATTTTTTATTAAGAAAAGTTCGTAAAGCAATTTCTTCTACAATTAATATTACTACTTTTAATTTTGGGGTTCCACAACAATTTGCTACTGTTGAAATTAGTTCCCCTAACATCGTAGGTATATTAGATATAACAGATTCAGATGGTAATACTTGGTATGAAGTAGATTATTTAGCTCAAGATACAGTATTTGATTCTATTAAAAATACTAATGTAAACGACCCTAATCTATCACAATATCAAGGAGATACACCTTATCTTTTACAGTTAAAGGGAGTACAAAGGAGATTTACAACTCGTTTTTTAAATGATACTACTCTTCAACTACAATTTGGAGCAGGAACCTCAGCTGATACTGATGAAGAGATTTTACCAAACCCTGATAATGTTGGTTTAGGTTTACCATTTGAAAAGGATAAACTTACAACGGCGTTTGCTCCTTCTAACTTTATATTTACTAAAACCTATGGTATAGCCCCGTCAAATACCACTTTAACAGTGAGATATTTAACAGGTGGTGGGGTTAGTGCAAACGTACCTGCTAATACAATTACTTCAATTAATAGTGGTAATGTACAATTTTTAAATAATAATTTAAATGCTAGTGCAGCTAATACTGTATTTAACTCTTTAGCTATAAATAATCTAGCAGCTGCTGATGGTGGTGGAGACGGGGATACAACAGAAGAACTTAGACAAAACGCTTCAGCTAATTTTGCAACTCAACTTCGCAATGTAACACAAGACGATTATTTAGTTAGAGCACTTTCATTACCTGCTAAATATGGGGTTATAGCTAAAGCCTATATTGAACCTACTAAAGCCCAATCAGTAGCTTCGGGAGCAGCAGCTTCAGTACTTGATTTATATGTTCTTTCTTTTGATGTTAATTCTAAATTAAGAACAGCATCTGTCGCTCTTAAACAAAATTTATCTACTTATCTTTCACAATATAGAATGGTAAACGATTCTATTAGTATTAAAGATGCTTTTATTATTAATATTGGTGTTAATTTTGATATAATTGTACTTCCAAACTTTAATTCAAATGAGGTACTTACAAGATGTATTTTGGCAATGCAAGACTTTTTTGCTATTCAAAATTGGCAAATTAATGAACCTATTATTTTAAGAGATTTATATATTCTTTTAGATGCTATAGAAGGAGTTCAAACAGTAAAAAATATAACTATATCAAATAAAGTAGGAACAGCTTTAGGGTATTCTGAGTTTGCTTATGATACTCTTGGGGCTACAATTAATAATGTAGTTTATCCTTCAATTGATCCTATGATTTTTGAAGTTAAGTACCCTAATACTGATATTCAGGGTAGAGTAGTAAACTTATAAGACAATGGCAGTATATAAAATTTTCCCAGAAAAAGATGCTACAATGTATTCTCTGTTTCCACAGATGAATACTGGTTTAGATGAAATACTTGATGTATCTAATTTAAATTTTGCTGTTGATAGCAATGCTCAAGCTTCAAGATATTTAGTAAAATTTAATCAAGATGATATAAATAATGTATTTGATACTTATATAAGCAATTCCCAATGGAGTTCTAACTTTAAGTGTTTTATAGCAACAGCCCAAAGCATCAACCTAGATTACGAATTATTTGTATACCCAGTTTCTGGGTCTTGGGGTATGGGTACTGGTAAATATCTTGATCAGCCTATTTCAACTGATGGAGTGTCTTGGCAATGGAAAACTTATAAAGGAGGCCAACAATGGGGAGTTGTTACTGGTGGAAATTTATACATTACAGCCTCATACTCAGGCAGTAATATAGGAGGTGGAATTTGGTATTACAGTTCTTCACATCCTTTTCCTATTACTGCTAGCCAAACATTTTCATACCATTCAGATAAGGATTTAAATGTAAATGTTAAAAATATAGTTGAAGTTTGGAGAAGTAGTTCTTTAGGGACTGCTACTGGGTTTGGAACTCAAATTAATAATGAGGGATTTTTAGTTAAATGGAAAAGCTATCCTGAAAGGAGTTATGAGGATACTGAGGGTTACCCAATAGAATTTAATCCTGCAAAAGCAGTTCAACCTGTACTTCAGTATTATTCAGTAGATACTCACACTATTTACCCTCCTACTTTAGAGATAAAATGGGATGATTCTATATATGCTACTTCTTCTCAAGTACCATTAATTAATACTCCACAGGCTTACGTTTCTATTATTAATAATAATGGATTCTTTTATAGTCAAAGTATTCAACAATTTAGAGTAGATTGTCGTCCTCAATTTCCACCAATCATATTCCAAACCGCATCTATTTATACTACAAACTACTATTTACCTACAGCTTCTTATTGGGCTATTAAGGATTTAGATACAAATGAATATGTAGTAGATTTTGATTCAACTTATACTAAACTAAGCGCAGATGCTACCTCTAGTTTCTTTACAGTTTATATGAATGGTTTACAACCCGAAAGATATTATACTATTTTAATTCAAACTATAATTGGAGGTACTACTCAAGTATTTGATAGTAATTATAACTTTAAAGTTATCAATGGATAATGGCTGAACCTGTAACTTTACAAAAACAAGTCTATGATAAGAATCAATACCAAAGAGTAATTGATACTTCTTTTACCCAACTTGTTCAACCTATAACTGTATCTCCTACAGCTTCAGCTCTACCCTCTGTTAGTGAATTTTTTGTTTTTTATAATCAGTTATTCTTTGATATACCTAAATTTGGAGAAGTGAATTCTCATGAGTATCTTATCCAAACTAGTCAAGAATACATTGGACCATCAAATATTGTAAATGATGAAATCCAAGCATTAATTGATGAAGTAACAGAATTAAGACAAGAAAATTTAGAACTCCAACAACAATTACTTACTATAGTTCAAAATACAAATAATGGCTAATATAGTAACTATAACTAACATCCCAGGTAATTTTCTTGAATTGCAGGATTACTCAATTCAGGACGATAATCTTATAACTAATAGTACAGTACAGTCTACTTTTAATCCTTTACAAAATTATATTTCATATTTTGCTTATAATGTAAATAATGAATTAATTTATTCTAATGAAGCAGGGTTTAGTGGGTGGAGTTTTATTGATCAACAAGTTTATCTAGATCCCCAAGTAGATTTAGAAAGAGTAGGCTATACAATAGGTGAATATAATACATTATATCTCTTTTTAAATAATGAGGCATCTAGTTCTATATTCAATCAATACTATATTGAAACTATATCCCCAGATAGAACTGAGATAAGACTTAATACTACTCAAATTCTTAATAGTGATGTTGTTAATGGTGTTAATTCTTTAATTAATAAAATACAAACTAGTACTCTTACTTATTTTGATTTTTATCTTAATTTTGGAGAAAATCAATTAATAATTGCTAATAATATTTTATTAGATAATAGTGATCCTAATGATCCAACTGTTTTAATTAAACTTTATGAACCTCTTCCTATTAATTTTACTTTAAAGGATGAGTGTTGGATTGTTACTCAAGTAGCAGAAGCTATTGCATATAATATTAATATTAATGAAATATTTGAACCTGTAGATGATTTTACTTATTTAAAAGGTCCTAATTTAAATCTTAATGTTAAGGATCAAATAAATAATTCTACAGCTTATATTGATTACTCAACTTTAACTACTTCATCTTATGCTGTAGGATCTGGGAGTTTACAATATCAAATAAATAGTATTTTAGCAGAACGTGGAGTTGAAATTAATGTTGATTATTCTGACTATAATAATTTTATATATTTTTCTTCAGCACTAACTCGCTTAGAGAATTTTTATTATAAACTTCAATTGATTGAAGAATATAGTTACAGTGCTAGTTTAGCTAATTTAGCGGGTTCAAGTGTTCAAATTATTACTAGTAAAAATATTTGGGATGAAAAAATTAATGAAATTATAACTACATTTGATAGTTATGATTACTTTCTTTACTATGAATCTGGCTCGGCATCTTGGCCTAAAACTAACTTAGTTTATCCTTATATTAATACTGCTACAAATTCTGCTGCAGGACTAGCGTTTATACAAAGTCAATCTTTAGTAGCGGCCGACTACGATGAAAATAATAATAATGCGTTAATTAACGCTATACCCACGTATTTAAGGGAAGATGATGCTAATGCTCAATATGAATTATTTATTGAAATGTTAGCTGAAATGTTTGACAATATTTGGATCTATTATCAAGATGTAACTGAAAAGTGGAATGCTGATAACCGTTTACAATATGGTGTCTCTAAAGATATTGTAGCTGAGGTTTTAAGGGATTTAGGTTTAAAAATCTATGAAAGTAGTTTTGGTTCAGCTGATTTATATACAGCTTTATTAGGTGTTACCCCCTCAGGTAATTTATTTCCTTTCCCTTACATGACAGGTTCTTTACCTACTCCTATAGGGTTTGAATACATTAATTCATCTATCTCAGCCTCTAACCAGGTTGTTCCATTAGAGGACATTGAAAAAGGTACATACAAAAGATTGTACCACAATCTACCAATGCTTCTTAAGAAAAAGGGTACAGCAGTTGGTATACAGGATCTTATTACAACCTATGGTATTCCTTCTACTATTTTAAGAGTAGCAGAGTTTGGTGGTAAAGATAAAGACGAAACAAACGATTGGGATTACTACAAGCAAAGATACAATAACGCTTATCAACATGTTGGAGATTCAGATTGGGTTGGAAGTGAATTTCAATTAAATGGAAGTTGGCCTACTGTTTATACAGATGGTCGTCCCGAAACTGTTTTATTTAGATTTAAAACCCCTGGTACAGCATCTGCTGGAGTATTTCCTAGTCAATCCTTGTTTGTAACCGATCAAGGTTCATTATTAGCTTTACAATATTCAGGTTCAATTAACACTTCGGGTTCATGGAGTGGTTCTGCAATAAACCTATACAACGAATATGCCAATTTAGTATTTTATCCAGATAAAAGTGATTTATCTATTTCAGCTAGTGTTTACTTACCTTTCTTTGATGGGGGTTGGTGGACAACTGCTATTACTATTGATGGTGCCAGTGATTTTACACTATATGCAGCCAATAACATTTATAATGGAAATGATGGTAGTCAAATAGGATTTATAGCCTCCCAATCAGTTAGTGATAGTTTAAACCCTTGGGATACCTCAACCTCAGCTTCTTTAGGTAGTGATTTAGGAACCTCAGTTTCCGGATTTGGTATATTTTCAGGCTCATTTCAAGAACTAAGATATTATGCTGTAGCTATTTCTAATAATAGTTTTAGAGATATTACAATGAATCCTGATTCAATTGAGTCTACTACTCTTAATAGTCCACCTGATCAATTAGCATTTAGAGCATCTTTGGGAGGTGAATTATATACAGGTTCAGTTTCAATACATCCTAAAGTAACAGGATCTTGGGTTGCTACCTCTTCATTTGCTAGTGATAGTAATTTCTACATAGGTAATCCTAGCAACTTTACCCCTAACGTTGAAACAGTTTATTTAGATCAACCTGCCGCAGGTATTAAAAATATTGTATCAAATAAGATACAAATTGTAGATATGAACCTACCCTCAGGTAGTACTTTATCCCAATACCGTTCAATCCAACAGCAACCTCCTGGTGGTAGTACTTACACAGAAAATCTAGCATATACTGAGGTGGCTTTTTCTCCACAAAACGAGATCAATGATGATATTATGGATCAGCTTGGTTTTTTCAATATGGGAGAATTCATTGGTGATCCAAGACAACGCTTTACCCAAGCAGAATCATACCCCGATCTAGATGCTTTAAGAAATGCTTACTTTGAAAAGTATATTAGTAACTATGATTTAAATGATTATATTCGTTTAATTAAGTTCTTTGATAATTCATTGTTTAAGATGATCAAAGACTTTACTCCTGCTAGAGCATCTTTAGCTTCGGGAGTGGTTGTTAAACAACATTTACTCGAGAGAAATAAATACCCACAACCAGAGGTTGAATGGGCTAGATATGATTATTCTGGTTCTATTGAAATAGCTACTATTACTGGTAGTACAGGTGGTACTTTTAATCAATATAATGGTTTAACTAATAGTTGGGGGGTAACTCAAAGTTGGGTAGAAAATATTTTAACACCTTATGGGATTCAACCTACTACCCAATCTTCTCAACAAGAATTCTACAATGGAGAGTTTAGTGGGTCTGAGTTTGTTGTTGAGGATGGTGAGTTAAATGCTGCCAACCCTGTTAAACAAGTTAGTACAACTGCTCTATCTTACTATTCTACGGGTTCGGCAACGCTAACTAATCCAGGGGTAGGACAATTCTTTTGGAAAGCAGTACAATATCCAGTAGGAGGTGTAATCCCCGCAGATGGGCCCTCTGGATTACAGTATTTATATATTAATGAGACTGATGCTAATGGTGTTAATATTCTTACAGCTTTACAAAATTTAAATCCTGGGGATTCGATAACATTTACAATAGTATACGATCAAACAATATCATAAAATGGCTGCAGTAACTCAAACAATAACAAGAACCATAGTTGGGATAAACCCAATTGGAGGAAATATTTGGCAAATCGAGTTTAACCCCGCTCAGACTGTAATTACTGCAAATTCTTTTACTTCACCTGTAATATATTATTCTAGTTCTGCTTTACCAGTAATATTTAATCCATTTTTAAATAATATAGCAGGATTTAATAACTCAGATTATAATGCTATAATTAATAATGCTGATGTAAATAGATTAAGTGAGTATTATAAACAGATAGATTATGCTACTGCTCAAACCGTTCCTGTTAACTTCGAGGCTATAATATCAGGCACAGCTTATCCAGCTGCAGTACAAGACTCAAACTATACTTCATATTCATTTTCAGGTATAAGATATTGGGGTAGTAAAAATACAACAGATAATTTTAATACATCATCCATTTCAGAATCTCTTTATACTCAAAATTATCAAAATAATAATATTGGAGTTACTACTTTAGGTTATGCTTCTGTAGATAAGTACGATACAGGAATTTATGAATTTGCTTGGGGTGGTGGTACTTACCCAGAAATAGTTGGGGGTGGAGCTGTTAAACTGTCCCAGATATTAAATATTGATACTACAAGTTCTATAGGTATAATTTCACCTTTAGCAGATTATTTTGGAACAGTTGTTCAATCTAATATAATACCTAATTCTCAACCTCAATTTACCCAATATAGAACAACAGCTAATATTCCTAATACTGCTCGAGTAATAACTGCAGAATTTGGAGTACCTACTATTAGTAATTATATGATTGCTGTAGGATCAGATTTTGAAGCTTTGATTAATGCTAATAATCCTAATGTAACCTTTACTAATAGTGCTTCTCTTGTAACAACAAATAGTTCTGGGTTTTATATTTCTGGGAGTGCAGTTTCTAGAGAAGAAATGATTACTACTATATCTTCTAGTTTAAATGAAGGTGAAAGATGGTTTATGAGTTATTATTTTAATATGACATCTCCTGTAACTGGTACTCTCCTCCCAGTAAATGTGGGTTACTCAAGTAGCCTTTCAGATGGTAGTTATGTAAATCCCTTAACTTTTAATGGGGTTTATGAAATTATTAGTGCTGGGGTTGTTTCTTCTAATAGTATTGCTATAAATCCTTTACCAAAACAAGGAAAAACTGTTGGTGATACTGCAGGAATATTAATTTGGAAAGCTATTACCGATAATACTTTTATATTATTTAATGGGGCAACCTTGTCTGGTGTAGGACAGGGTAATATTATTACCCAGAATGCTTCCCCTGTAATTAAGAATAACTTACAGTATATTACTACTACATTTGGAACTAATTAAAAAACACAAAATTAACATATTTATAACAAAATACGTATTTAAACAATGGGATATTTAAATAATTCAGTAGTAACAGTAGATGCTATCCTGACCGATAAGGGTAGAGAGTTACTTGCTAAAAACGATGGTTCATTCAGAATCACTCAGTTTGCTTTATCTGATGATGAGATTGATTACACTTTGTACAATCCAACTAACCCTTCAGGTTCAGCTTTTTATGGCCAAGCAATTGAAAACATGCCTTTGTTAGAGGCATTTCCACTTGTAACTCAAGAAATGAAGTATGTGTTAACTACACTACCTCGTGGAACCTCTAAGATGCCAGTACTTGATCTAGGATACGCGGCAATTACTCTTAAACAAGGTGCTTCACTTGCTATTACTCCTCAAACTCTAAACTACTTGGGTGGTAATACAACATTTGAATCTTCTGGTTACACTGCTACTATCTCAGATGTTAGAACACTTAGCCAATTCAATGGTGTAGGTATTAATACCCCAGATGCAGTTGCTCTTAACTCAACTACAACAGTTGGAACTAATGTTTCTAAAACTGTAATTGGTACTACAATCAACTTAACAGCAACTACAGTTAATACCTTATTTGGTTTAAATTCATTCCTACAAGCTACTTTAACTGTAGTAGGTAGAGATTCAGGAGCTAGATTGACTATCCCAGTAACGATTACTAAAACTTCTAATTAATAGATATGTCATTTAAAAGATTTACCCCTTCAGATTTTTTAGTATCAGCTGATTCAGTTACAGCTCCTTGTTGGTATAATAACACGTATGATTTGACTACATTTTTTAGTAGTTCAACTCAAGAAGCTAGTTCACAAGGTGATTATGTACTAGCGGTTTACCAGACAACTCCTACAGCCAATACAGCCTCCATCCAGTTTTATCTAGGATTTGCTAATAAATTTGGATCAGGTTCTACTGCGTATAACTCAGAGATTCCTCAATACTCACCTTCATCTACATTATATGGTCAGTGGAAAAACTTAATTTTAGAAGATGAAAATGCCCCATTTATATTTGGTGATGTATCTCAATCTAGTTTTTATATAGTTTCAGTAGAAAGAGCTAACTATAAACAAGCTTTAATGCCTGGTTCTTTGAACTTAAAGTTAACTAGTGGTAGTAATAGTATATATTTAACTGACAATAGTAACGATGTTTCAGTAGTACCTTATATCAATGGTACTCGTGTATATCAAATTATCTCAGGTTCAAACGGTACTGCTACTACAGCAGGAATTCCTACAGGAGCAACCCAAGCAGGATATACTATTTCAGGATCATATGGTTGGTTCCTTCCAGATTTAGGAGCTATGCTTTTAAATTCTAAAGCTTTAGAATTACCTATAGCAAATGGTGGTATTAGCTTAGGATTCCTTTCAGGAAGCTCTAATGCTAATGGTCTGAATAATAAGATTATTTTTGCTGCTATTAAAACAGGGGCAAGTTTTGAACTTAATTCTCAAGAAAATGTTACTTCAGATTATGTGTTTGTAAGACCACAGAATGCTGAGTTTAATTATACAACTAACCCATCATTTATCTCAGGTTCAACTGGTGAGGTGATTTATCCTACATTTATTAATAACCCACAAACATACATAACAACTGTAGGAATGTATAATGATGCTAACGAGTTGTTAGCTGTAGCTAAATTATCAAGACCTTTAGTTAAAGACTTCACTAAAGAAGCCCTAATCCGCGTTAAGCTAGACTTCTAATGAATGAGTGCTTGGAAACAATTTTTAGCCTCTGATATAATTGTTAACCCGTTTGTGGTTAACAAAGGTTTTAACTTTCCATATGATCAATGGACTACAGGTTCAGATAATCAAATAGTAGGTATTGATAGATTTGTAGGTACTAATATTAATTGGTTTCAAAACCAATCGACTACAGGTACTTTAACTACGCAATATCAAGCTTTAGTTTACAGTTCAGCTAAACAACTTTATTATTCAAACTTTTTATCTTCTAGTACAGGAGATAATGTGGCTCAACCGGTGTTAATCTCAGGAGCAGGACCTTCAGGTTCAGGGGATGTTCTTATAGGCCAAGCTCAAAGTCCCCTATATGATAACTTTTTACAAAGCACATTAACGGCTTCTAGATATTGGCCTACAGGATCAGGAGAACAAATTGCTGTTATTTCTGTTCCTTCTAAATTGTATGGTGAATATATAGTACCCAATAGTTTTATACTTGAATATCCTACTTTAAATTCTACTATAACTGATGATGGGCAGGGTAATTTAAATATTTCAAGTAGCGTAGGAGGATTTGATGGTTATATAGGTAATATTATATATACCCATGGTTTAGCTATTTTAACTGATGTTACTCTACCAGATACTTTAGGATATACTTTAGATGATTATATAACTGATAATGATGTTACTTGTTCATTTTCTTCTTCAATGACCATCTATGAAACACAATATAAATGTACTATAAGAGAAAGTGAATTTAATTTCAGTTTAAATCCATCACTTCTTTCAGGTTCGGATGGTTCAGTTTATAGTTTTGCAACTGCTTTATATTTTAGCCCTTACGTTACAACAGTAGGTTTATATGATGAATTGCAAAATCTTTTAGCAGTAGGAAAATTAGCTCAACCTTTACCTACATCGGCAACTACCGATACAACAATACTAATTAACTTAGATCGATAAAAAATGTGGTTATATAAAAACGAGCCTATGGAGGCACTCTCCTCCTTCCCTGAAGGGACCTTTGGTTTTAT